TGGTATTTGAACTTAGGAAACTCCTGGTGCTCGTACTCAGCTTCAACGTATTCGCCGGTCTTGAGCGTATGCTTCCTGTCCCGGACGACCAACTCCGGCTTCCAACGATAATCAATGGGCAGATTCTTCGGTTCTGGCATATTTTTCCTTTCAAAAGAAGACCCGGCATTAGCCGCAGATTTGCGCAGAATGACGCAGATCGGGAATGAGCCGCAACCGCGTTTCTCACCACGGAGGCACGGAGACACGGAGAAAGCTCCTTTGCCGCAGATTTACGCAGACGAGCGCAGATCAGAAAAGCGATCTACAAGCGATCTTAACGATGCCAAGCTTTTAAACATGTTCTGCGTTCATCTGCGTTTATCAGCGGCTAGTGGTTTTCCTCCGTGTCTCCGTGCCTCCGTGGTGAGATATGACCATCGCCCCACAAAAACCTTTCGGAAACGGACGAGGATCCGATTCGTGTTTTTTCGCGTGAATTCGCGGCTAAACCCGCTAGCTGGCCAGGCGGCAAGCGAGTTCGGGATAGACAGGTGCGAAGCCGTACAGCACATCCGTGCGGCAAGGCAAGCGATCCTGGTTGATGTCATAGGCTTCGACCAGGCGAACAGAGACACCCAGTTGCTTGTCGCTCACGCGGTCCGCCGCGTGAACCCCGCGAGGCAGAAGCAGGTCAGCCATGCCCAGCGTGAAAGCATCGGCGTGGAAAGCCAGTCCCTGTGGAGTCTTCGTGCCGGCTGCACCCAGCACGCTGATGGCGGCCGCGTTCGCAGGTGAGTTTGTCACGGTTGCAAACGGACCGGCTATCGTGATGGCGGGCGAGATGGGGATGGTCGCGTTCCCGGCGCCGTCCGAGTTCACGTCGGCTGCCACCACGAACTGGCGCAGCGCTCCGGTGTCCTGCTGGTTTTGCGGATTGACGGCGTTTACGCCGGCGATGGTGAAGACATCACCCTTCTTCAACCGGTTGGCCGCAGCCGCCGTCCAGCCGTTGGTGATCAGGCTTGATCCCGTCTGCGCCGCGCCGTTCACCACCGGCGACCCACCCAGCGGACCCACGGTATGCGTGCGCAGGTTCTGGTCGAGATACCATCCGTCGTAACCCAGGCCTTCACCCATCATGCCCTTGTTGTACTGCTCGCGGATCTTGTCGCCGGCCTGGAACAATCCTTTCAGGGCATCGACGATGGTCGCGTTCATCGCAGGAGTAATACAGAGGTTGCGATTCTCAAACGGGCATGCCTCTTCACTCAGCCGCTGATTCACCTGCAGGTAAGTGAGCGCCTGGTTGGGAACCGTTCCCGGCGTGCCGATGGTGTTGTACACGCTCTGGTACAACAGGGTTCCGTCGAAATCGATCTTGTTGGCGATCTTGGCGACTGCGGGATTGATGAAGCGCTTGGAAAAATCATCAATGCTCAGCACCAGGTCGGTTACGCTGAAGGCAAGGTCCACGCCAAACTTCGTTGTCAGGACCAGGGGCACGCTGCTCTCGGTGGCATCTTCAATCGCCAGCGCGTCACCGGTGCGTCCGATGTAGCGAGGCGGTTTGCGGATGTTCAGCGTGTTGCCGATCTTTGCGCCTTTCACGGCGAATTGATCGTCGTATTCGCGGTTCACCTTCTTGGCGAACCCCAGATTGTTGACAAGCACGCGCGCAGACTCCCGCGTGATCATCGAAATCGTTAACAATGTATTTGCCATGGCATCTCTCTTTTAGAAGTTATTAGCCGCAGATTTGCGCAGAATAACGCAGATGGAACAACACTTGGAGTTTGCATACAACGAACAGGCTTATTCACCACGGAGGCACGGAGAAGAAATCGGGTGATCTGGTGATCGGAAAGGCACCACCCTTATTTACCAGGAATGCAAACCAGGATTTAGAGAGTGCAATCGTGAGCCATTCAGCGAACAGCTCTTGGTATGTTAAACCTGCAACGATTGGTCTTTCGATCACCCGATCACCGGGTCACCCGATCTTTTCTCCGTGTCTCCGTGCCTCCGTGATGAGATATGACCATCGCCCCACGAAAAACCGTCGGAAAGCGCGAGAAGCCGATTCGTGTTTTTTCGCGTGAATTTGCAGCTCATTTCCCCCATCTGCGTTTTTCTGCGTAAATCTGCGGCTAGTTCTTGTCAGCGTCCGCCCCCGCCATTGCGCCACTTGATGTAATCCGCAAGCGGCATCCTGCCGGGATCCGTTGCTGTTTGGGTTGCGGAGCCGCCTACCGGCTTGATCGGGGCCGGTGCGGCGCTCACGGGCCACGGTTCAAGAGAAGCCTCACCAGCGGCAGCGTTCTCGCCGGAGAGCGACGCCGCGATCCGGCCGATCTCGGCAACCGCGCGCACCTCGCTCATCTCGTTCAGCCTGGTCAGAAGCTCGGGATTCTTGGCCAGGTGGTACATCACCGCCGGTCCGTTCTCCAGTTCAATCATGGCCAGACCAACGGATTGCGGAATAGCGCCGCCATCTTCCAGCGACTGCGCCACCTGCTCCCAGTCTTCGTACTGCTGCTTTGCCGCATTGAGGCGCTGGTTGTGCGCGTCGAAGGTCTCCCTCAGACGCTGGTTTTCAGCCTCCTCGACCTCGGCTTGCAGCTCCCTTTGTTTCTGCGCCTTGGCTTCCTGGCGAACGGTCCAGCGGATCAGCTCCTCGGTAAAGTCTTCCCGGGTTTCAAACTGCTCCTCGCTCGGCTTCGGATCAGCCGGGTCGCCAGGCTGGGGCGCGCGGGCAGGTTTTCCCGGCAACTGTGCCTCCAGCTTCAAGCGTGCCTGGTGTTCTTGCCGGGCCAATTCAAGAGCTTGCGTCTTCTCCCTGGTGAGCTTATCGATGCGGCGCTGAAATCCGCCTTTACCTCTTGCCTTTCCCTGCTCTGGTTCGCTCTCCGGTATACCCGTATCCGATGCGGGTTCAATTTCAGCCTGCGCGCCCGAAGGAACGTCAGCGCCGGCCGCGGACGGATTGTCTTCCGGCTTTGTGCCAAGAGCCGCATCCAGATCATCTTGCGATGAGGTGGTAGAAGCCAAGGTCACGCCGCCTTGCGTTGCTTTCTGCACTGGGTTGTTCTCCTGTGGATTTATGCCTGGCGTAGGACGCCCGCCAGTGGGCTTTTTCTGTAACCCCGAGCGCCAGGGAGGGGTCCCTATCGCTGCGAGGGTCTTAAGGGCCTGAAATGTACCGCGCCTACGGCGCTCTAATCGTCTTTTTACTTTTCCCAGGCCTTCCGGCCTGGGCTAACTCATTTCGCGCCTACGGCGCTGGGCGCCTTGCGGCTCGGTCGATCTGCGTTCGTCTGCGTAAATCTGCGGCTAATTCTTCTCCGCGTCTCCGCGCCTCCGCGTTGAGTGCTATGGCTGCACCGGAGCGGCGCCCTGTGGCTGCGCCGGCGGCTGAGCGGCTCCCGCCTGCTGCATCGCCACCTCGTGCGCGGAATCGTGAATCATGCCGTAGGCATCGAGCTCCATCTTGGCCCGGGCGATCTGGTTCTGCGCCTTGGCTGTAATCTCCGCCACGGCGATCTTCACATCTGCATCCAGCCTGGCGATAGCCATCTTTGTCTCCTGCTCTACTTGCTTCGTCCTGATGATCTCCGTGAGCTTCTGTACCTCGTTCGTGAGCATCTGGTGCTGCTGGCTCATGGCCCGGAGCTGGATTTGCAGCTTACCCGCCCGAAGCCCGGGATCGCCCGCGTCTCCTGTGTTGTCCTGAAGCTGCGGCGGCAGCATTTTCTTCAGGCGATCGGCAATCTCGTTGGAGTTGTGCCAGTCCATGTTCCGAACCAGCAGATCGCCGATGGTCGGAAAGATTGCCGGATTCGACTTCACCAGCTCCAGCATGGAGGCCACTGCCTCCTGCCGCTTCGATTGATACGACGGTCCCACCTGCACCGCAACATCGTACTTCCCGACTCCGATGTCGTAGATCTTCGCCACCGCCTGGAATTGCTGCATGGTTCCAGCGTCGGTCAATCTCTGCGCCGCCGGGCTTTGCGAGTTGTAGATGCCCACGTGGTCTACCGTCTGGTCCGGATTGATAATCCTCTGCACGCGCGGAGCATCGTAGATCTTGGGAATCAGGTCCACTAGGATCCGCCCCGTAAAGCGTATCGCCCGGGAAAGATTGTCGGAGTAATTCGAAGTCCCCAGGTCCCCCTGCTTCTGCA